GGTCCACTTTGCCAGAATCGCGTTCTAAGCAATGATGAGGTTGAAAACTGGTACACTCAGTAGCATGAATCCCAACATCTGCACATGTGGCAAGCCAGCCCGCGAAAAAATCTCGAAACGCGGGCCTCATCCGCTCTATTGCTCAAGTGCATGCAAGAGTCGGGCAAGTTACGAGAGCGCAGTTCTGATGGGGACAAGAAAGCCCTACGCTCCGGCCACCACAGAGACGAGTACGGCAAAAACGAAGTTCTCCCGATGCCAATGGGAGGAATGCTGCAATCTGCTTGCACCGAAGCCGCCGCTGAAGCGCGGAGTCGATCAACAGTTCTGCGATGTCGATTGGCACCGGGGATGCTCTGTCCCGGGATGCCGACGGAGACATCGTGCGAAGGGACTCTGCGTTTATCACTGGAATAAGCAGAACCGCGAGACCAGCGGCCGGAACGAGCCCTGGAACGACGCCGCTCGCTCCCGCTACCACAAGCGCCTTGCACTGAAGCAGGAAGCCTCGACCGGCGTGCCGGTGCGGAAGGAGGAGATCGCCGTTCGCGACAATTACATCTGCGGTCTCTGCCACGAAGCGGTGGACATGGACTTGCCGTATCCGAAGTGGGGGAGTGCCACCACCGACCATGCGACGCCGCTGTCCAGAGGTGGAATGCATGATCCGAACAACGTTCTGCTGGCCCATTTGGGCTGCAACCTGGAGAAGAAGCAGATGACGTTGGAGGAGTGGTTTGCCTTCAGATCCGTGGCTTGACAACCGCCTGTCATGTGCGCAAGACTGTGTCCTGCAACGGAAACGAGTGGCCGGTAATTCGCCCAGCGTGCAATGTCGGCGCTGCCAATCGGGGTCGCGTACGATCTGTTGAAGTGAGCGAACTGCCAGGCCGTCCAGATGTGCGTCCGACTTCGGCCGGAAACGTGCTGGGTAGCGGTTGAGGTGGGAGTCCCTGCTGGCTGCTGAAGAACCGACGGGTTCTTGTCAGCCCAGTTCGCTTCGCACCAGGGTGCACGGGACCTCCGGGTCGACCCTCCGGCTTCGGGCCGGTGCGCGTTAAGGCGAGCAGTGAAACCGTGAGCACAGCGGGATGGCGCAGGTGGTAGCGCGGCGGACCCATAATCCGCAGGCCGGTGGTTCGATTCCACCTCCCGCTACGCGGCACGATACGTCGGCGAGCAATCGCACACCGACCTCTGCACGCCTTGTCAGGGCCAGCCCTGCGCAAAACTGGTGGCCGACGCAGCACAGTCGGGCAGAAAGCCCTCGACACCATGCACGTCCTACCGGCTTCGGCCTCAGATGGACGGAGCGGCCGTCGGGGGCTTTCGCCGTTCCTGGCCGGGCTTGTCGGGTTTCCGGGTAGCCTCGCGTCATGATGAAGAAACTAGCCATGATCGTCGGCGCGCTCGCGCTGGCCTGCATTGTCCCGGCCGGGCCTGCGAACGCTGCGCCCTTGCCGGTCTGCACGGTGGATTACAACCTGTCCTCTCCGGCTGGCTACGCCGATACCAGCGGCCACACGTTCGTCGGCGGCCTGTCCGTGGTCAATCGCCAGGTGGCGCTGGTGCGTTCCGATTGCGCGACCCTGCCGGTGGGTTCTACCTGGACGGTCAGCGGCCCCGGTTTCGTTGCCAGCGGCACCGAATCCAACCTGGTGGATGAGACAGTCGCGGTGACGCCGCCGACGTTCAACCGGGCGGCCGGTCTGCGCGTGAACCGTGTCCAGATCCGCATCGTCACCCCGCCGGTCCTGGACGACCCGGCCACCCTCCTCGTGAATGAAACCGCTGCGGCAACGGATACGACCTTCTTCCGCGACATCCGGCTGAAGCGCCGGGTGACCGCTACGAAAGCGGATGGCACGCCGGAGCCGATCCGGGTCGGCAGGGTGCTGACGGTGAAGAGTCGCTTCAGCGTGGCCGACTGGTCCGATCAGGATTATGTGGCGCTGACCGGGCGGACGGCCCGGCTTCAGTCCCGTAACCAGCCGGGTCTGTATGACGACAACCTGGTGGTCGACACGGATGTCACCGATGCACGCGGCGTGGCCACCCTGGCGTTCGTCGACACCACCACGCAGGTCTGGCGGTTCGACTTCAGGGGCAGCGCCACGCTCGGTCATGTCGACTCGGTGGGTGACCTGGTCCGGGTCCGCCCGTAGACAACCAGTTGTCAACTGCTATATGATCATCCTGTTGGTGCAGCGAAATACCCGGTCGTCGTCGTCATGCCTCAGCCGGGGGCACGCCGCCAGCCTGAACAGGCCCGAGCCGGGCGTCAACCGGTTCGGGCCTGTTCTACGTGCCTGCTCTATGCTGATCGCCATGGGTGGACCTGGAAGTGGTGGAGCGCGGTCGTACAGTGGGCCGCCGCCGGACCCGAACGCGCTCAAGCGCCAGCGGGACGGCAAGGAATGGACGAAACTGCCCGCCGTCGGCCGGGTCGGGCCTACGCCCGAATGGCCTGCCGCCATCGCGATGCCGGATCAGGATGAACTGCTGAAGTGGCGCGAGGTGTGGACACTTCCGCAGGCGCTCATCTGGGAAGCCGACCACGCCTACGACCTGGTCGCGTTCTACGTGCGGACCTACCTGGAGGCGATGAAGCCCCGGGCCGGTGCGCAGGCCCGGATGTTCGTCCGCCAGTTGTCCAACGACCTGTACCTGGCACCGTCCGCGTTGATGGCCGGGAGGTATGTCATCGACGGCACGGACGAGGCGCGGGCGATCGATGCCGCCGTCGCCGACCATGCCGCCGCCGCCGTGAACCCCCGCCGCCGTGGCCCCGGCAAGCCGAAGTCCGCGCGCGAGCGGTTCCAGGTGGTCACCGACACCGGCCCCGCCGACGACGACGAACCTCAGCCGGAAACCGACATCGCGACCGGTGAGGCCACGGCGATCGACGACGGGGAACCTCCGTTCTGATGGACGAGGTCAGGGAGTGGGAGAACCTGTTCGAGACGGAGGCGAACCAGAATTCTGTTGGTGTGCTGAACCTGGTTACCGCCGGGGTCGGACCGCCGGATCCGAGCCCCTGGGCCAGAATGGACCGGCTGATGGCCGAATTCGACGAGCCGGACCGCTGGCGCCGTTTCTATCTGAATGAATGGACCCGGCCTGATGAAATGCGTGAAGATCGACGTGGAAAGCGCCATCCCCGAAGGGGAACTCCTGGACGGGCTTTTCAGCACCCAGATGAAGAACGACCTGGCGAAGAAGATCATCGACCAGCATCGCCACCGTGCCGATGAGGTTGCCTCATCTGCCGGGGGCAGTCTCCGTACTGACCGGGTGCCGGAGTTCTACATCCGGCGCGGCTCCGACTTGATCGCGGGCGGCGACTTCCTCCTGACCGCCAGCCGCTGGGACGTGTGGGTGCCGGACAACTTCGACCCGGAGCGCGTGGACAGTGCGAGCCGATAGTGCCGCCGCCGCCTCCACAGAATGAGTACCTGGTCGACTTCCCGACCCTCTGGGTGGCGATCGACTGGGTCGAGCATCATTGCGTCATCCCGGACGGTTTCGCCGCCGGACAGCGGTACGAACTCGCGGACTGGCAGACCTGGTTCTACGTCAACCATTACCGGGTCAAGCCGACCGCGCGACTCGACGGCCGACCAGCGGTGGGCGCTCCCGCGTTCTATTACCGGCGCTCGCAGGTCGTCATGCCACAGAAGGCCGGAAAAGGACCGCTGACCGCGAGTCAATGCTGCTTGGAAGGCGTAGGCCCGGCCTTGTTCGCCGGGTGGGCAGTCGAGGGCGACGTCTACCGCTGCCGAGACCATGGCTGCCCCTGCGGGTGGGAGTACTGGTATTCGGATGGCGAGCCGATGGGGATCCCGTGGCCGACGCCGCTGATCCAGATCACTGCCTTCTCGGAGGAGCAAACAGGAAACGTTTATGATGCGTTGCGGCCGATGATCGAGAAGGGTCCGCTGGCCAACATCGTCCCCCGGACCGGTGAGGAGTTCATCCGCCTGCCGAACGGCGGCCGGATCGACACGGTCACCAGCAACAACCAGTCCCGGCTCGGTCAGCGGGTGACGTTCGTGCCGCAGGACGAAGTCGGGCTGTGGCTGCCGATGTCCAAGGACGGCAAGGGCGGCAACATGGTGAAGGTCGCCAACACCCAGCGCCGGGGTGCGTCCGGTATGTCCGGCCGGGTGGTGGAAACCACGAACGGCTGGGATCCCAGTGAGAATTCCGTTGCACAGCAGACGGCTCTGAGCGCACTTACCAAGCATGACATCTTTCGTCTTCACCGACTGGCCCCCTCCACCTGGTCGTTCACCGACAAGCGCGAACGCCGCAAGATCCTCAAGTACGTCTACAGGGGGTCCTGGTGGGTGGACCTGGACTCGATCGAGGCGGAAGCCTCCGAGATCCTCCTGGTCGACCCCGGCCAGGCGGAACGCTTCTACGGCAACCGCATCGTGGCCGGGCTCGGGCAGTGGATGGACGACACGCTCTGGGAGGCGCACGAGGAGGAACGGCTGGTCCCGGAAGGGTCAGCGGTCGCGGGCGGGTTCGACGGGTCGGAGAACGACGACTGGACGGCGATCCGGCTGGAAACCCAGGACGGGTACCGGTTCACCCCGCGCTACGGACCGGACCGGCGCCCGGCGTTCTGGAACCCGGCGGAGTGGGGCGGCTCGATCCCGCGTGGTGAGGTCAATGCGTGCGTCGACGAGATCTCCCGCCGGTACCGGTTGCGGCGCTTCTACTGCGACCCCCGTGACTGGCGCAGCGAGATCGGGGAGTGGGCGCTGAAGATCGGGGAGGAGGAGGTGTTCGAATGGAGCACCTACCGCATCGACGCCATGTTCCTGGCGTTGAAGCGTTCTTACAACGACCTGAAGTCTGGCCGGACGAAACACGACAAGGACCCGGTCGCGGCCCAGCACATCAGCAACGCCAGGAAGGTCGCCAAGCCGGGCGACAAGTACATCCTCGGCAAGCCGGATGCACACCGGAAGATCGATATCGCGATGGCGGATACCCTGGCCCACGAGGCTGCGGCTGATCTTCATGCCATCGGTCCGGATGCGTGGAAGCCGAAACGCCGACTCACCAGGGTTTCCGGCCGGACCCGTTCGTACTAGGAGAGACAGATGGCACTTGGACTGGCCAGCATCGACACCATGCCATCGGTCGGCAGCCCACTCTGGTGGGTGAACCGGCTCTACATCGTGCTCCAGGACCGGCGTCCCGAGATCAACAAATTCGATGACTACTACCGGGGCAATTTTCCGCTGCCGTGGCTGGCCCCACAGGCACAGGACGATTTCCGCCGGGTCCTGAAGATGAGCCGGGCCAACTACACCGGGCTCGTCATTGACGCCCAGTGCGAGCGGATGGCCGTCGAGGGGTTCTTCGTCACCGAGGACACCGACGGTGACCCGGCCATCGACACCAAGAACGATGACCCGCTCGGCACGGACGCGGCCATGCAGCGGATCTGGCAGGCCAACAATCTGGACACCTTCTTCGACCAGGGACTGCTGGAGGCGGCGATCACCGGCCAGTCGTACCTGATGATCGAGCGGAACCTGAAGGACCCCAAGACCCCACGCATCTACGTCGAGCATTCGTCGCAGGTGGTGATCGCGTTCAAGCCGGGCAGCAACCGGCGGGAGGCGCTGGCGGCGCTGAAGGTCTGGACCGACGAATGGACCGGGCAGATCTTCGCGACCCTGTTCCTGGAGAAGTCGATCCACAAGTACCAGACGAACCAGAACGATGGCGCGGCGTTCCGGTCCCAGGACCCGTCCGGGATCTTCGACAACCGGCTGATGCCGATCTGGGACCTGCGGCAGGTGCAGAACCAATCGTCGGAGGGACCCAACCTTCTCGGGTTCGTCCCGATCTTCGAGTTGCCGAACAACCCCCGGCTGCTGACCGGCGGGCAGTCGGAGATCTACGACCTGACCGACACCCAGGACCGGATCGTCAAGACCATCGTCGACCGGATGATGACCCAGGACTATGGGGCGTTCCCGCAGAAGTGGGCCAGCGGATGGCCGGAGGAGGACGGGAACGGCAACCCGACCGCGCCGATCGAGGTGGGCCGCGATCGGATCATCACCACGGAGGTCCAGGAGACCCGGTTCGGCCAGTTCACGGCGGCTGACATCGCCGGATACATCGCTGCCAAGCAGGATGATGTGGTGGACATGGCCAGCCGGTCCCGGACCCCGGCCCAGTACCTGCTCGGCAGCATGAACAACGTGAACGGCGACACCCTGAAGGCGTCCGAGTCCGGCCTGGTCGCGAAGGTCCGGCAGCGGATGCGTGGCCACAACGACCCGCTGGAGAACGCGATGATGCGGGTGCGTGAACTGGCCGGGCTCCCGATCGGTCCCGGCGTCAACATCGAGGTCGTCTGGCGTAACCCGGAGTTCCGCACCGAAGGCGAACTGGTGGACGCCCTGCTGAAGATGGCCGACCTGGGGGTGCCGGAGGAGGCGCTGTGGGGCCGCTGGGGTGCCACCCCGGAAGAGGTGCGCCGCTGGAAGGCCATGCTGGAGGACAAGATGAAGCGGGCCGCCGCCGGGGACGCCACCGTCATCCTCGCCGAGCGCTACCGGGCCGCCGCCGCCGCACCCGCCGAAGCCGAAGCCGCCGCCGCAGCAGCGGAGAAGGTCGCCAGGGCGAAAGCCAATGGTGGCGGTACGAACGACAAGGGCACACAGCCCGGCCAGCCCAGGGGCACGCGAGGCCCGGGGAACGCCCGGACCGGCGGTCAATCCGGCGGCAACGCCCGTTCCTCGTCGTCCAAGCGCCGCGCTGACGCACCGAAGCCGAGTACCACGTGACCACTGAGACCGGCGCACCGGCCAGTACCCGGCAGGCGCAGGTCCTGCTGGCGGCGGCGGCCGAGTATCAGGCCGGGCAGGAAGCGGAGCGCCGGAAGATGATCGCCGCCGTGATGGCGGTCTGGGCGGTGCTGGACATGAAACAGGTGTGGCCGTCGTGGACGATCGGTGGGCTGGGGTCCAGGATTTACCTGCTGCTGTCGGCGCTGATGGAACTGGTCGCCGCCGACGCGAACGGCTACGTGCGCAAGACGCTCGCCGATCAGGGTCTGCTGTATCTGGGGCCGGACATCAACCCGCTGAATTTCGCGGGGGTCGCCTCTGATGGCCGGGATCTGGAGACGCTACTGCGGGGCGCGATCATCAAAGTCCGGGAGGCTCAGCGGAAAGGCATGTCGGACGAGGCGGCCCGTGAGCGGGGTCGCCAGTTCCTGGAACTGGTGCTGAAGACCCAGATCGCTGACGCGGCGCGGGCGGCTGAGTCGGTCAGCATCACCGTGGCGGACCCGGAGACACCGGCCGGGAAGAAGGTGATGGTCGGGTTCGTGCGGATGCTGACGCCCCCGTCGTGCGGGCGCTGTGCCGTCCTGGCCGGGAAGTTCTACCGCTGGAACTCCGGCTTCCTTCGACACCCCCAGTGCTTCCCGGCGGGGACGGTCGTCTCAGGACCGAAGATCGAGGCGGCCACGCGGCGGTGGTTTGAGGGAGAACTCGTAACGATCCACACGGCCAGCGGCCAGGAGTTCTCCGTCACCGGAAATCACCCGATACTCACGGACGGCGGCTGGGTTCCGGCTCGCCTCCTGGTGGAAGGCGGCAACGTAGTCCGCAGCCTTGGCGTTCGCTCGGCGTTCGGACATGTCCCAGACGATCACCAGGTGCCAGCCCGCGTCGAGGATGTCTTTCGTGCGCTGAACGTGACGTCCAGCGTTAGTCGTATGCCAGTTGCCGCCGAAGATTTCCACGGCGACGGGTTCGGCAGCGAGGTCGACGTTGTATCGGCCGACGGCCTTCTGGGGGACGGTAGTCAACCCCCGCTTCTGAAGACGATCGAAGAACCGTCGTTCCCCCTGGGAGCCGAAGGATCCAACTCGTTCACGATTGAGCGCGGCGCGGAAAAGCGACTCATCGCTGTGGGTGGATCCGCGAGCAGCGTCATGAGCGGCAGCGGCTTGGGCCAGTCGCTGGTCAGCAGTCATTTTGGCAGCGCGCACGAGGCCAGCATCCGAGTGGCTGCGGATCTGCACACCGTGCTCCAGGAGGCGCGTGCGCAGGGTGCCACGGCTGACCTGGTACTCGCGGCCGAGTGCATACTCACTCTCGCCAGCCGCATACTTCGCCGCGATCTCAGCGACCGGAAGTTCGATGGAGCGAGGCCGGGAAGCCATTTCTCCACGTCGCGGTGGGATGCTCCGGCTGGCGCGTTTACGATGGAAAGCGCGAACGGTTACGCCGAGTCGGGACGCGATCTGTTCCACCGGCTCACCGGCCAGGTAGCGTTTGATCGCATCGTCGTAAAGAGGAGTCGGGACTGGAGCGGTCATGTTTACAACCTGACATCGTCGGAGGGGTGGTTCACTGCCGAGTCCATTATAGTCTCAAACTGCGATTGCCACCACGTGCCTGTCACCCTGGCCGGGTCGAACGAGATCCTTACCAACCCGGACGTTTACTTCCAGTCCCTGACCGAACAGGAGCAGAACGACCTGTTCGGGAAGGCGCAGGCACAGGCGATCCGCGACGGCGGCGACATCAGCCAGGTCGTGAACAGCGCGCGGACGGCCGGGTCGATGTTCACCGCCGATAACGGGAAGCGCTACACGAACGAGGGGACGACGAAACGGGGCTTCGCTCGCGGTGTTGCTGGCCGGGTTCTTCGCCCTACCGTCTGGCAGATCTACAAGGACGCCGACGGCGATAAAGAGGCGGCGATCGAAGCGTTGCGGAAATTCGGTTTCATCATGCCGGACACTCGTTGACGCCTGGTGATCGCGGATCAGATATGCTGCGTCCAGAAGTGATCACGGGCGCGATACCCAGACCACTCCCACACTTCGCCAGCGCGATGCTGGTGCGAACGGACGGCGCGAGGCCGTCAGACCCAAGGAGAACGCATGATGCTGTCCCCGTTCGATCCGCTCGGTTTCCGTCTGGATGGTCGCCCGTTCTGGGGCTTCTCCGGCGCCGAAGGTGAAGAGGGCGGTGACGGTGGTGATCCGGACGGCGACGGGGACCCCGTTGTCGAGAAGGATCCCGTCAAGGTTCTGGAATCGACACTGGCCAAGGTGCGCCTGGAGCGCAAGGCGGCTCAGGATGAATTCCGGCCCTACAAGGCGACATTGCGTGAACTTGGGATCGACTCCCCGGACAAGTTGAAGGACCTGCTCGGTAAGGGAGCCGCTGGCGCCTCGGGCACCGGCACGCAGAACCAGGTGGACCTCGACAAGGTGCGGGCGGATGCCCGAGCCGAAGTCCAACTGGAAGCCAACCGTGATCTCGCACTGGCCAAGGTGGAAGCCGCAGCCAAGGGACGGTTCGCTGACCCGGATGACGCGGTCGACTACTTCCGCAAGGACGTGGATGACCTGCTCGGCCGGGATGGCAAGCCGGACAAGAACGCGATCACACGTGGGCTGGATGACCTGCTGGCCGCGAAACCGCACTGGGGTGCCAAGAAGCAGGAAGACATGTCCTTCGACGGTGGCGCCCGACAGCCCGCCGGAACGAAGCAGGACATGAATTCCTTCTTGCGCAACGCGTCCGCGCGAAAGCGCGGTCACTAGCGGCCCCCGGCCAGGGGGTCGCACGACCCCCAGGAGACGCACGTGAAGAACCACCTACGGGAGCCCATCGGCTTCCGCTCCGACGGGCGGCCGATCTTCGGCTTCTCCGGCGGGGCCTACGACAGCCTGACGAACCGCTCGGACGTCGCACCACTGATCCCCGAGCAGGTCAGCAACGACATGCTGGGGAAGGCCACCGAAGGGTCGGCCGTCCTGGCGATGTTCCGCCGGATCCCCGTACAGGGCACCTCGCTTCGGTTCCCCATCCTGACCGCCCTCCCCATCGCCTACTGGGTCGCCGGTGACACCGGCCTCAAGCAGACGACCGAGATGGGCTGGAGCAACAAGTACCTCACGATCGAAGAGATCGCGACGATCATGCCCGTCCCGGACAACGTCATGGAAGACGTGTCCGTGAACATCTGGGACGAGGCGCAGCCTCTCATCGTGGAGGCGATCGCCCGGGTCCTGGACGCGGCGGTCTTCTTCGGTGCGAACGCCCCGGCGTCCTTCCCGACGAACATCATCGCGGCTGCGGCTGCGGCCACCAACTTCGTGGCCACCCCCACCGCCACCGCTGCTCAGGGTGGGTTCATGGGCGACCTGGACTCCCTGATCGGCATCGTGGAGGAGGACGGGTACGACATCACCGGCTACCTCTCCCCGATCACCACCCGTTCGCGGTTCCGTAAGGTCCGTGACACCACCGGCCAGAAGGCCGATCCCGGCCGTGTCGGTGGCGACCTGCGGTCTGTCGACGGCGTTCCGATCATGTACCCGATGCGTGGGATGTTCCCGGTGGCCGGTGGCCCCGGCGTGAACGGTGTCGCTCTCATCGGCGGCGCGTGGGACCAGTTCGTGGTCGGCGTGAAGTCGGGGATCGAGTACAAGTTGATCACCGAGGGCGTCATCACTGACGACCAGGGCAACATCGTGTACAACCTGCCGCAACAGGACATGCAGGCGCTGCGGCTCAAGTTCCGGATCGGCTGGCAGGTCGCCAACACGATCAACAACGACAACCCGACCGAGAACACGCGTTACCCGGTCGGCTACCTCCGGACGGTGGGCGCATAATGCCAATGCGGACTGTGGTTTCAGTCGAAAGGGAGCCGGTCACCATCCTGGCGACCGGTGCGGACGCGATCGAGGCCCCGTTCACGGGCAAGGTCGTCGGCGCCACCTACACGGCGATCGCTGCCGTGACCGGTGCCGCGAGCCCGGCCAGCAGGACCTTGAGCGTCATCAACCACGGGCAGGCCGGTGCCGGTACGACCGTGGTCGCCAGCCTCGCCCTTCTGTCCGGGGTCAACCTCGTCGCCTTCGACGAGAAGGACCTGACCCTGTCCGTCACGGCGGCCGACCTTGTGGTCACCGCTGGGGACATCCTGGAGTTCCGGTCCGCGCCCGTCGGCGGTACCGGGCTCGTCGATCCCGGCGGCACAGTGTCCGTCACGTTCGAGAGGAACGACTAATGGCCGAGGCCAAGAGCACCACCGCGAAGACGGCTGCTCCGTCTGTCGCGCCGATCAGCCCTGGTGGGCTTCAGGTTGGTGAGGCCCCCACGGCCCCGCTGACCACCAACCCGCCCCGGGGTGTGGATGAGCCGCCCAGCAACCAGATCGCTGACGAGCCGGGCGCGGCTGCATTGCAGAAGCATGTGCAGGGTGTGATCGACAAGGAGACCGCTCAGGGGTACCGGGGCGATCCGAACAAGAACCGGACGCCGAACGAGGCTTATACCCTGAGGGGTGTCGGTCGCGGGGACGCGAACCCGGAGACCACGGTCCACACGCCGTCCAGCAAGTAGTCGAGAAGGACGCGCCATGCCTTTCAGTGTCAGCACCGCCGACATCGAATCGCGGTGGCGCGTCCTTTCCGATGACGAGGCCGATGTAGGCCTTCAGCGTTTGACCGACGTGGAGCGGCAACTGCGGATCCGGCGGCCGACGCTGCTGGCGTTCTACACCGCGCTCGTGGCCGACGTACCGCCGATCACGGTGAAAGCCGACCTGCTGGAGACGATCCGGGCCGTCCTGGCCGGGGTGGTCATCCGCTACCTGCGTAACCCTGACGTGACGTCCCGGCAGGACATCGGCTCGGACGGATCGATCGGCATCGGCTTCGACACCAGGACCGAAGGCGGCACCTACCTCACCGATGAGGACCTGTCCGAGATCGACGCCGCCGTCGCGGTAGCGTCCGGCTATCCCTACGCCCGGGTACGATCCCGAGCGCTGGTGTCGACATTCCCGTACCGGACCGTTGGCGATGTCACGATCCTTCCCACCCCGTGAGAGGCACCATCCATGACTGAGACCCGCCCCTCCGGCGCCCTTCTCACCCGTGTCATTCCCGCGCCACCGAAGCGCCCGCTTGTGCGAACCCCCGAGGATGCCCTGCGGTACGGCGGCGGCCTGAAGGGCCGTCCTTACCCGGGCACACGGTTCGGCCGTTTCGATCGGACGCACGACCTGAAGGGCCTGGTCGCCTGGCAGGAGGCGAACGCGGAGAACTTCGAGCGCTCGCTGGCCGCTCAGGCCGCCGCCATGGACGCCGCACGCGGTGGGGCGATGTCGGCCGTCGGCCACCTCTGGCTGGCGAAGGTCGACCTGAAAGGCCAGCAGCACGACCTGGGGCTGGCATCCTGCCGGGTCATCACCACCACCGGTGTCAACTTCATTGTGGACGCGTTCCAGGGCCTGGTGGAGCCGGAGGTGATGAAGTTCCACGGCATCGGTACGGGAGGCTCGGCTGAGGCGGTCGGAAACACCGCGCTCACCACCGAACTCACCACCCAGTATTCCGTGTCGAACACCCGACCGACCGGTTCGCTCGGTGAGCAGGCCGGTAACGCGAACGTGTACGAGACCATCGCCACCATCACCGTCTCCGCGACCGTGGCCGCCACCGAGCATGGGATCTTCAGCCAGGCCGCGACCGGCGGCGGGGTCATGCTGGACCGGACCCTGTTCTCCGTCGTCAACCTGGCCTCCAGCGAGTCATTGCAGGCCACCTATCAATTGTCAATGTTCGCTGGGTTCTAGCCTATATGTCCCATTTGTTCCTGGTTGATGGAAGGGTGACGGCGTGACCAGTCTGATGCCTTCGGGCGCGCCGGAAACCTTCACCGGATCGAACGGTTCCGCCCCGAACGCCACCAACGTGGCGGTCACCTTGGCGGACGGGACCGGCGCGATCACCGTGCAGTCCAACTCCTGCCGGATGCGCACCGGCACGACCGCTTTCCAGCGGCTGTCGATGCGGCTGACCGGCGTCTCGGTCGCGGACTGCGAAGTCGTGTTCACCTGGACGGTGATGACGGCGGCCACCGCCTTCCCTTACGTCATGTTGCGGGCCGCCTCCAACATCGACAGCGGCAACGGTTACCTGTTCAGCCTTGAGGTCAGCGACATGACCCTGACCCGGCACGTGTCGTATGCCGGGCCGGACCTGGCCACCGCCACCCATGGTTTCACCGCCGGTCAGGTCGTCCGGACCCGGGTGGCGATCTTCGGGCAGGTCATCCGCGCCCGGACGTGGCTGGCCTCCAATTCCGAGCCGACCTCCTCCTGGCAGATCACGTACACCGACCTGGTCGGCTCGGGCGGCATCTCGGCGGCCGGGATGATCGGCTGGACGGTCGCATCCGGATCGGCCGGGGCGAAAGACTTCTTCCTGGACGACGTCGACGCGAAGGACACCCTGACGCCGACGCTGGCGACCCTGCTGGCGACCGCGTCCATCAGCCCGTCCGCCGTGCTGATCAAGAACGTCCCGAAGGTGTTCACCGCTGGGATCACCCCGACCGGTGCGCTCACGAAAATGCGGGTCGTGGTGCGGCTGTTCACCGCTGGGATCACGCCGACCGGGACGTTCACGAAGATCATCCCGAAGATCTTCACCGCTGGGATCACGCCGAGTGCGGCATTGATCAAGAAGGACATCAAGGTGTTCGCCAGCCTGATCATCCCGGTGGCGGTGCTGAAGAAGTCGGCCGTGCGGAAGTTCACCGGCGCGATCTCCCCGTCCGGTGGTGCGGTCGCGGTGTTCGTGGGCCGGATCTTCGGCCGCCCTGGCATCGTGGTGATGTCGTTGGTCCGGCGGGCTGAGATCCGCATCAGGCACAGGAGGGGATGACGTGGCCGGGACACCGCAGCCCGTGTTCGTGGGGCAGAGAATTCTCGTGGAGGTCGAGTACCGGCTGAACGGCGTGCCGACCGACCCGACCATCGTGCAGTACACCTACCGTTCGCCACTCGGCACCGTCGCGACCGTCACCTACCCGGACGAGGCGTTCATCCGCCGCTCCGAGGGACTGTACGAAGCGTCGATCCTCGTGGACGAGTCGGGCACCTGGACGGTGCGCGGCGAAGGCGCCGGAGTGGTCGATGCGGTCAATGAGTTCACCCAGGAAGTTCTCGCGAGCGGTCTTAGCGGATAATGATCGAAAACCAGGAGGAAAAGATGGCCCGCACCGGAACACCAGTACCCGCCGAGAAGTCTCCCGCCGGGGAGCCGATCGTCGATTTCATGGCCGAAGCCCCGCCCGAGCGCCCCTACGGTGATGCGATCACCGAGGAGCACCGGACGCTGCTCGCCGCGCACGGCGTTGACGTCCCGGCTGCGTCAGGGGCCGACACGAGCGCATGAGCATCGAATCGATCATCGGCAACGGGCGGCGGCTCATCGCCACCACGCTGCTTGATCGCGCCCGGATCCAGGACCGTTCGATGGTCCGGGACACGTCCGGCGGTCAGAAGGAGACGTTCACCGAGCGTGGCGTCACCATCGCCTGCCGGTTCGTCACCCCCAAGGACGATGACCCAGTTCTCAAACTGGACAGCGTCTTCGGCCCGGCCACGATGGTTCTGCTGATGCCGCTCGGCACGCTGTTCGAGGAAGGCGATCGGGTCCGGAACTTGCTCGATAGCGGCCTGTTCCAGATCACCAAGGACATCACCGTGCCCTCCAATCTTGGTGTGATCATGCGTGCTGGAATCCGGGAGGTGTGATCGTGGGCTGGAATGTGAAATTCAACCGGTGCGGAGCGGTCGCCAAGGCGATGCCCCGCGAACTGGGTGACGGTGTGGACGAGGCCGCAGAGGCGATGGTCCGGGAACTGAAGACCACGCTGTGGGTGGATACCGGGATGGTCCGGCGGGTCACCACAGAACGCGGTCAGGCCAAGATGCACGCCGAGGTCGACGTCGGCTGGTATCTGGGCCACGGTTTCTACTCCGGCTTCCAGGAGTTCGGTGTCGCCAGCCGGGGGATCCCGGCCCGGCCGATCGTTGCGCCGACCGCACACGTCTATGAGCCGAAGTTCGCGCTGGAGATGGCGGAAAAGGTCAAGGACGCCTGTGATGCGACGTGATCGAGACCGTAGAGATCGCCGAGGCGTGGCTGTACGCCACCCTGAGCGCCGACAGCACCCTGGCCGGGCTTGTCGGCGACCGGATCTCCGGCACGCTGTCCCCGGAATTCCTGGTCACTCCGTACGTGACGTTCCTGATGCAGTCCAGCCGGGACGTGTCCGCCGTCGGCGGGATCCGGATCAGTACCGATAACCTGTACATGGTCAAGGCGGTCGGCCAGACCAGCACGTGGGATGACCTGAAACCGATCGCCAGCCGCATCGACTACCTGATCCACCGCCCCGGATCGACCATGATCCAGGGCAGTGGGTCGCTGACGTGCATCCGAGAGAGGGTGCATCAATTGGCGGAGGTCGATGAGGGATTGCAGTACCGCCATCTCGGGGGCGTCTACCGGATCCGCGCGAGCGCGGACAACTGAAATGAGCAGAACCATGCGCAAGATCAATCCGTGGTCGGCTGTGCTCGCCGGAGGCGCGGGACTTGTCCTGGCCGGGACCGTCGCGTTCGCCGCACCGAGTGCCCCGCTGGCTGCCGTGCCCGCGAACCCGACCCAGCAGGAAGCCCTGGACGGTCTGGAGACGGCCCGGCTGTACATCCAGCAACATCCGGACACCCCGATCCCCACAACCCCGCCAGCGACCACCACAGCCGCTCCGACGACGGTTCCGCCGAGCACTGACCCCGCAAATTTTCAGGCAACGGCCGGTGACCAGAAAATCGTCCTGACGTGGGCGAAGCCGCTCGGCGGCACACCGACCGGATACATCTACGGGCGTAACGGTGTCGACAACACCGGCGGCGGGCCCTGGACGTCACCGGCCCAGCCCGCCACCACGTTCACGGTCACGCTGGACAAGTTGATCAACGGCACCGCGTACCAGGTGTTCGTGGAAGCGGTCTACGCCAGCGGCAACAAGCGAGTCACCCTGACCCGGACGCCAGGCCCGGCCAGCACAACCCCACCCGCTACCACGCCTCCGGCTACCATCACCGTGTCACCGACCGTCCCGGCCGGTTCCCGGGCGTCCGGGCTGCCCTGGTCGTCCGGCGCCTGGACCAACCACGATCTCGCCCAGTCGAACCAGTTCACCAGCATCGTGCGCGGTGGGCGGGCCTTCGACAACTTCGCCTTCCACACCTGGCGTGACACCCAGGCGTCGCAGAACCTGCCGAACGAATGGCGGACCATCCTGCCCGCCACCTTCGACCAGACCAAGCAGAACCTGGTGCTGGCGCTGACGTCGTGGACCGCTGACGGTGCCTTCATGACCTCCGGCCAGGCCGCCGCCATCGGAACGTCGCTGTGCTCCATCGACACCACCGGGATCGTCCGGCTGGACTGGGAAATGAACCTCCAGGACGGCGCCGGGGCCAACGGCGCGGTCCTTACGGCCAGCAATTACACCGCCTGGGTGGCCCGGTTCCGGACCGTCGCGACCGGCATCAAATCCACGTGCCCCGGCGCGCGGATCGACTTCAACCCCAACCATGGTGCCGATCAGACCACCGGCTGCAACAGCGGCACGTACGCCGCGCCGAACAACTGCTCACGCCGCGCCTTCCAGGCGGTCAAGGACGTCGTCGACATCTTCGGCATCGACCGGTACGACGCCTACCCGGTGGTCGGCCCGAGCAACGCCGGATGGTCCGGGCACCTGAACGGGTACAACGAACTGGATGAGTCCCGCACGTACGCGCTCGCGAACGGCAAGAAATGGTCCGTCCCGGAATGGGGGCTGTGGACCGGCGGTGCGGGTGGGAACGACGACCCGACCTACATCACTGACTACATCGGCTACTTCGCGGCGCACGCGGGTGACGTCGCCTACGAGGATTACTTCAACGAGCCGAACCCGTACATCATCAGCGACCTGATCACTCACAACCCCAACGGCCGGGCCGCCTATCGCGCGAGTCTGCTGGCTCTCCCGTAGTCCCTCTGCTCTGGCACACTAGGCCGGAGCAGCACAGATGACGCCCCCGAGCGTCTATAGCAGAAGTAGGTGGACGTCATCGCAGAACGTAGTTCGATCACTCAGGCAGTCCAACTTGGCGTTGAAACCGTTCCCGGCACCGCCGTCGCGGCGGGCAAGCGGCTCGGCTCGATGGGATTCAAGATCGGTGCGAATGTCGATCCGAAAACCCTGAAGCCCACCGGGACCAAGTACCCGAGCCTGGTCATTCCCGGTAAGGAATGGACCGAGGCCGACATCTCCGGGATGGCGGTCTACACCGAACTGCCGTACGCGTTCGCGTCCGTCATCTCCGCGCCGGTCGTCACGGCCATCATGGACAGCGCCACCCCGACGCTGGCCACCCGGTGGGTGTTCAACTCGAACACCTTCGGGGATGATGCCCCGAAGACTTTCACGGTCGAGCAGGGTTCGTCGTTCCGGGCGCACCGATTCTCGAACGCGCTGTTCAAGGAGTACACCTGGGGCTGGTCCCGCGAGGAGATCGAACTGGGGGGCACCCTGCTCGGCCGGGCGATCGAGGACGGCATCACCCTGACCGCGACCCCGACGCTTCTCCCGCAGATCCCGGTCCGGCCAGCCGAACTGTCGGTCTACATCGACTCGACCGCCGTCGGCCTGGGCACGACGAAGCAGTTGCGCACCCTCAAGGGCGAATGCAAGATCTCCGATCGTTACGACCCGCTCTGGGTGGTGGATGCCGCTCAGGTGTCGTTCGCGAACACCATCGAGATCGAGCCGACCGTCGAATTCAAGATCACGCAGATGGCGGACACCCAGTCGGCCGCGAACCTCGTGGCGATGCGCAACGGCACCACGAAGTTCCTCCGGCTGGAGGCGGTCGGCCCGGTCATCTACACCAGCGCCACACCGCTCACGGTCACCCACAAGTGCACGTGGGACGTGGCCGGTCAGGTGTCGGACGTGAAGCCGTTCGACGACGAGGACGGGGTTTTCGCCATCGAATACACCTTCACCGCCATCCACGACCCGACGTGGGCCAAGGCGTTCTCGGTCGAGGTCATCACCACCACCACGGCGCTGTAATGAGCGGGGTCACGGACGACCGGTCGGATCCGGCGCTCACGCGGGGGCCGGACACCGAGCCGGTCCCGCAGGCCGCCAAGTATCTGGTGCTGAGTGACGCGGAGCGCCTGGCCGGGTTCGTGCGCCCGGTCCGCCGGACGTACACCCACGTTCCGTGTGGTGCCGCCACGACGATGGGCCAGGCCATCGCCGAAACCTACGCCCGGCAGCCGGATTTCTACGGCAGCACGTATTGCGTGAACTGCTCCATGCACAGGCCGGTCGGTGCTGACGGCGAATTCATCTGGGACGACGGAAGCAAGGTTGGCACATGAGGATTGATGAAGCGCTCGCCGGTTCCAAGCCGCTCGCGGTGAAGTTCCAGGCGGCGGTGCTGAACATCGAGTACCGGCCCCCGGCGTACACGATCGAGCAGATGGTCGAAGCGGAGTCGGACAAGGACAATCCGGAGCGCCTGGTGAAGATGATCCAGGACATCGTCATCGGCTGGGATCTGACCCGGATCGAGAAGTACTTCAGCGGCGAGATCGGCTCCGAACCTCTGGAGCGCGAGGTTCCGGTGGATGTGACGAACGCGGACGACGTGCGCAAGTACGTGCCGTCTCCGATCATCATGGGAATCATCAAGGCGATCCGTGAGGACAACGACGTCTCGGGGGAATGAAGGCCCTCCGTCGCTACCTCACGACGGACGGGACGATGGGCGAGGTGCCGATGTGGTATTCGCTCGTCACGGCGTCACGCTACCTCGGTGTGGCGCCCTGGGAACTGGCGAAAATGCCCGCATGGTGGATGAATGTCGCGCTCGCGGCCCAGTCGGCGGAAAACGCCGCTAGCAGGAAGAAGGCAGCCTGATGCCGACGGTGGCCGAACTTCAGGTCGACATCAACGCCAAGGACGACGCTTCCGCCACGATCATGGCCCTGGACGCGCTGATCAAGGAACTGGACAGCGGTGACGTCGATATCGACATCAACGCCAACACCGGTGACGCGCAGGCCAGGCTCCAGGAACTACTGGCCCGGCTGCGCGAACTGGACAGGTCCGACCCGGACATCGACATCGACGTCAATACGGGTGGTGCGACCGCCGAACTGGCCCGGCTGCGCGCCGAACTGGATGCGATGCGGGACGAGACGATCCGTGTTCGAGTCAACTCCGATGAGGTCCGGCGGGCCACCGGCAACATGGGGGACTTCCGCACGTCCGCGATGAACGCCAGCCGGTCCATGCGACCCCTGACCGCCGCCGTCCTCGCGCTGGGCACCGCGCTGATCCCGCTGGGAGCCGTCGCGGTCGGCGGGATCATGGCGCTGGCGACCGCTTTCGCCGCTGCCGGTATCGGTGCTGGCCTGTTCGCCGCTGTCGCCATCACCGCGTTCGGACCAGTGAAGGAAGCGCTGAAGCAACTCGCGTCGGCACAGGAGGAGTACAACAAGGCCACCACCGACAAGGAACGGGACGCGGCACTGGCGAAGACGAAAGCCATCATGGACGGCCTGAGCCCGTCCGTCCGCACGATGGTCCAGTCGGTCCTTGACTTCAAGACCGCCTGGCGGGCTTTCGCCGACCAGTTCCAGCCGGAGATCTTCCAGATCGCGCAGGAAGGCCTGGCCGGGCTCGCGGGTCTGCTGCCGTCGCTGGCTCCGATGGTGCAGGGTGCGGCGGATGCCTTCCTCTCTCTGGAGCGATCGGTGATCGCCTCCCTGGGAAGCCCGTGGTGGCAGTCCTGGATGGGCGAGATCGGTTCGGTGATGCAGCCGCTGCTGGAGGGGCTGGGCCGGAGTATCGGTAACATCATCACCGCTTTCGCCGGGCTGATGCTGGCTTTCATGCCACTCACCCTTGATTTCGTCGGTGGCATGGAACGCATGACCGGTGCTTTCGCGAACTGGGCGCAGGGCCTGGAGGACAGCAAGGGGTTCCAGAATTTCATCGCTTACGTCCGCGAGAACACCCCGCTGGTGCTCGGCCTCATCGCGTCCCTGGCCGGAGCCTTCGTTGCCCTGGTGAAAGCCGGTGCCCCGCTGGGTGAAGCGTTGGTGATCATGGCCACGAACTTGTTCAACGCGATGATCGCGTTCCAGCAGGCGCACCCGCAGGCGGCCACGTTCGGTCTGGCACTGCTCGCGGTCCTGGCGGTGGCCATCAAGTTGACCGGCCCGCTGCTGTCCATCGGCAGCCTGGTCATGACCATCGCCTCCGCCCTGCTGTCGCTGGCCAGTCCCCTGATGGCGATAGCCGGGTTCTTCGTGGCCAGTTCGACGGCAGCGGCTCTGCTGGTGATCGCTTTCATCGCCATCGTGGCCGCTCTCATCTACGCCTACACGCATTTCGAGGCGTTCAGGAATCTCGTCAATACCGTTGCCGGGGCCATCGCTGATTTCGCGGTCATGGTGTACGACGCGATCGTGGCCGGTCTGGGCGCGGCGGCCAGTTGGCTGTCGTCGACGTTCGGCCCGGCGGTCCAGGCCGTCGTGGATTTCGTGGTCGAGCAGTTCAACAAGATCAAGGACTGGGCCACCGAGAACAGCGCCACATTCCAGGCCGCCTGGACGACCATCGTCGAGTTCATCAAGTTCGTGATGGTACTGATCGGAGCGGTGATCGGCGCTGGGCTGGTGGCCATCTCCGCCGTCTGGAATGCCGTCTGGCCGACACTGTCCGAAATCATCCGGGGTGTCTGGGAAGCCATCAAGGGGATCATCTCCGGGGCCCTCGACATCATCCTGGGAATGATTCTCTTCTGGGCCGGGGTTCTGGCCGGTGACTGGAGCGCCATGGGCGACGGCATCGTGCAGATCGCCCGGGGCATGTGGGAAGCCGTCGCCGGAGTCTTCACCGGTGCCTTCATCATCCTCCAGGCCATCGCGACCGCCGCCGGGAATATCCTGATGGCCATCCTGGGCGCCATCTGGGCCGGGATCTGGAGTGCGGCCACGACCGCCTGGAGCCTGATCGTCACCGCCGTGTCGGCCGCGTGGACGGCCATCACCGCCGTGGTGTCGGCGGCGGTTCCCATCATCCAGAACATCATCAATGCCTTCTGGAACGCCGTGTTCGCCATCTTCCAGGCCGCCTGGAACCTGATTGTCGCTGGCATGAGCGCCTTCTGGGCCACCCTGACCGGCCTGGTGTCCGCCGCGTGGAACGGGATCGTGGCATTGTTCCAGGCCGCATGGGCGGGCATTGTCGCTGGCATGAGCGCCTTCTGGGCCACGCTGACCGGCCTGGTATCGGCTGCGTGGAACGCCATCACGGCGCTGTTCACCGGTGCCATGAACGGGATCCAGAACGCGGTGAACGCCTTCTGGGCAGCGGTCATCGCCGTTTTCCAGGCCGCGTGGGCACTACTGGTGGCCGGGCTGTCCTCCTTCTGGGCCACACTGACATCGCTGACGTCCGCCGCGATGAACGCGATCCAGGCCCTGATCACCGCTGCCTGGAACGCCATCACCAACGCCATCCAGGCCGCCCTGGCGGCAATTCAGGCTGCGGTCGCTGCCGCCTGGAACGCCATCACCAGCCTCATCACCACGGCCATGTCCGCGATACTGAATGCCATCGTGGCCGGGTGGAACACCATCACCAATGCCATCCAGTCGGCGATGACCACCATTCTGAACACTATCCAGTCCGGGTGGAACGCCATCGTCCGGGCCGTGCAGAACGCTATCCAGAACGTGGTGTCCGCCATCCAGAACGGCATGTCCAACGCCACGCAGGCCGTGCAGAGCGGCATCGCCGCAATGGTCGGCATCGTGACCGGCGCGGCCGGGGCGTTCTTTTCCGCTGGGGCCAGCCTGATCAGCAACCTGATCAGCGGTGTTCAGTCCATGCTCGGCGGCTTGACCAGTGTGATCGGAACGGTCGTCGGCATCCTGACCGGCCCCCTTCCCGGTTCACCAGCCGAATATGGTCCCCTCTCCGGCCAGGGGTGGACGAAGATCCGGGGTCAGCATTACGTGCAGGACATCGCCTCCGGCATCACCGGGGAATCGGGGCTGGTGGCGAGCGCCGCCCGCGACATTGCTGACCTGATGACACTTGACCTGAATTCCGGGGCGGCCTTCAGCGCCATCGCCAACGGGACGTCCACCGGAGGCGGGGACGGTGGAGGCATTACGATCAGCGTGGCGCCGGGTGCCATCGTCCTGTCGATCGGCGACGGCGTCACCGCTGGTGACGCCCGGCAGGCGTTCGACGGTGCGGCGTCGTCGCTGGCGGACGAACTACTGACCGCCATCCGGAGGAGGTAAGCAGTGGCCACCACGATCACCAGCGGCAACCACGGTGACAGCCTTCAGGGCAGCCCGGACAAGCGGCTGGACCTGGCACCGGACGGCACCTTGTGGGCGCTGATCGTCGCGGCCGGAAACCCTGGCACCGCCAAGTTCTTCCGCAGCAACAACGGTGGCGCGACCTGGACGTACGCCAGTGGTAGCGACATCCCGCTCGGCCAGAACAGCGCCGTCCCCTCGTTTTTCATCGACGCGGATGGTTACGCGCACGTCTCGTGGATCAGATGGAACTCCGACCCGCAGACGGTCATCTACGCCCGGGGCAAGCCGACCGGCACCGCCACCACCGATCGGGGCTGGTCCTGGTCCACTCTGACAATCAGCCCGGCCAGTGGGCGTACCGGTGTCGATTCGGATCTGGTGGCGTTCCGGTCCGGCACCGGCTGGGTCGCGTTCGTGGCGTACGGACTCGGGTCCGGCAACGGCACCCAGGTGGCTCAGGTGGCCATCACCGCCAGCGGCGCGCTGTCCGTCACCGCCACCACCATGGGACCGAGTACGGGCCTGGCGCAATGGCAGTTCGGTTCGATCGAGTTCAACCACACAGGCGACGGGAAGACGGCTGCCGCCCTGCCTCACCTCTACCTCTGCACGGCCATCCAGGGCACCAGCGCCGCCGTGCGGGTCCAGCGGGCGCTCTACTCCGGTGGTACCTGGACCTGGCAGTCTCCGGTCACGGCGGCCACCGGGGACGTCGTCCAGACCACCATGTGCACGGTGTGGGACGGCGCGCTGCTGATGACGGCGGTCGCCCTGACCAGCGCCACCATTCTCGTGTCGGAATGGGACGGCGCGGCCGGATCGGTCACCGCCCGCAACCCACCGGCCGCACCCGGCGGCACCGGCACCGTACTGGGCCTGAGCCTGGCCGTGGACCCGGCCACCGACGACGTCTACCTGGCCTACTACGACGCGACCGACGGCGACATCCGCTGGTCCAAGTTCACCCGCGCCTCCACCACCTGGTCAGCCTGGGCGGTAGCCGTCACCCAGACCCCGCCCGGCGGTGACGGCAAGGTGTCACTGGTGCGGCATCCCAGCCGCGACAGCGTGGACATGATCTTCGCGCAGGGATCCGGCTCCACCTGGACGATCTTCTCGCAGCAGTTGGTGGCGCTGGTCCGTACGCCGACCGCACCGACCCTCATCAGCCCGGCCAACGGGGCGGCACTGGACCTGGCGGCCGGAGCGACGTTCACGTGGACCTACAACCCGGTCAGCCCGGGAGACACCCAGCAGGCGTGGGCTTTTCAGCGCGTCCAGGGCGTCACCACTGAATACTGGAACGCCAGCAGCCAATCCTGGTCGGCCACGATCATCTGGAACACCACGATCGGGGCCACACCGACCAGCGCGGTGTTCGCGGCGGGGAAGTGGACGACGGCCCTCACGTACACGTGGACGGTCCGCACCCGCTCCAGCACCGGCGCCGATTCAGCGTTCGCCACGGCCCGGACCGTGGTCGCCACCACGGCGCCGGTCGCTGTCGTGACCGCACCGAGCGGTCTGACGTTCGCCGATTCCAGCCCGAACGTGGTCTGGACGTACACCTGCCTGGACGCGCAGCGGGATTACCGGATCCGGATCATCGCCGAGCAGGCCGGGATCGACCCGGACGTGACCACACCCGTCTGGGACTCCGGCGTGGTGTCCTCCTCGATCGGCCGGTTCGCCCGGGTCGGCATCAGCCTCACCAACGGGGCGGCCTACCGGGCGTATGTGAAAGTCACCAGCAGCGCCGCCGTTTCGTCGGCGTGGGTCTACAGCCAGTTCATCATCAGCATCGTTCCCCCGAACGGTCCCCTGGTGGAGGCGATCGACCAGATCCACTACGGCACGGACGTTCCCCGGGTCCGGCTGGACCTGCTGGCCCGCTCGTCACTGCTGACCGCCGCTCAGGACGTCGGTTCCGGTGGCTGGGAGAATGACACGAACACCACGATCCTCCAGCAACTGGCGGACACCACCAACCAGTTACTGGCCGGGCTGAAACTGACCAGCGTGGCGGGCGGGCTGATGGGAGTGCGGACGGTGGTCGGTGATCCCCCGCTCGCGCCGTACGGCCAGCCGCAGCCTCCCGGCCCACTGTCCTTCCCCGTCGTGGCCGGGATCGTCTATACCCTGGTGGGAAGTTTCAAGGCGGCAGCCACCAGCCGGACCGCTCGCGCCCGGCTGCGCTGGTACGACGAGGATGACGGCACGGGTGTGCTGATCTCGGAGTCCGTCGGCGATGCGGTGATCATCACCTCTGGTGCTTACGCGCAGGCCACGCTGACCGCGACGGCGCCCGTGGGTGCCGTCCTGGCGCGCGTGGTGTTCGAGGTGCTCGGGCCGACGGCGGCCAGTGAGATCTTCTACCTGGCGCAGATGTCGTTCGCCCCCGGCCGGTCCACCGCCTACCAGCCGGGTGGGTACTCGGCGACCCAGACGCTGCGGGTGGAACGCTCGGACGATGACGGGCTGACCTGGACGGAGGTGCTCAGCCGGATCCGGCCGTCCCTCGCGCAGCAGGCCATCGCCACCGACCGGTCCATGCCGTTCGGCACGGACGTGCAGTACCGTGCGTACACGGACGTCGACCCCGGCCTTGGTGCGGTGTTCACCTCGGGGATCAGCCCGATCGCCACCATCAACCTGGACGCGGAACGGTGGGCCATCCGTGACCTGACCGAGGATGACGCGGAAATCTACGCCTACGTGGTCGGGCATCGCCGCTCCGATGACGAATCGTCCAGCGTGCACCGCCCTGCTGGCCGGGAGTTTCCGATCGTGGACACGGAAGGGCAGCAGGCCGCTGTCGGGATGCTGTCCATTTTCGTTCCGGTCGCTGACATCGACAGCGCTCTGCTGATCCTGCGCCGGAGCGCGCCGATGATCGTCCAGGGCCCGACCGGCATGCTGTTCCTGGCTCGCCTGCTGCGCCGGGACTACAAGGTCGAAGCGTCCCGGCATCGGATCATCGACGTCGATTATGTTGATGTTATGGAGGCGCAGTAACCGTGTGGGCAACGACACCGGCCTTCTCGGCCGCCCTCCTGGAATCGTCGCGCCAGTGGGCGACCCGGATGGAGGTCCTGTACTCCAACGAGATCGTCATGTCGCTGAATACGATGGTCTCTGGATATGTCGGGATCGACGATGTCGCTGTCCGCCGTGAATTGCACGCCTCGTTCGTTGACGCGGATGGCGTGCTGACCCCGGTCCAGGCTACCGATCTGCTGACTCCGAAAGGTACGGAAGTACGTGTCTACCGGGGGCTTTGGGTAGGAACGGATTACGAATGGGTTCCGATGGGGGTTTTCGGCGTGGTGGAGCCTGAAGTGCGGGCACACAGCGACGGCACGATCGTGGAATTGAAGGGTTTCGACCGGGTAGACAAGTTGCGGGCACTGGAATTCACCGACCCGTGGGTCGTTCCTGACGGCACGAACTTCGCCACGGCGATCGGCGACATCGTTACGTCCCGGATGGCCGGTGTCCCCGTACGGCTCACGCCGACGGCGTACACGACCCCGGCCATTACGTTCGACCGGTTGACGTCACCATGGGAAGCGATCAAAAGCCTGGTCGCATCCTCTGGACTCATCGCCTATTTCGATCAACTGGGCACCTTCGTGGTTGAACCGGCGGCTGGCGTGCAGACCGGCGTCACCTACGGCGTCGGCGAACGCTCGCTGCTGATGACCAGCAGGCGGCAGTTTCTGCCTACCGACAAGGTGTATTCGGGGGTCATCGTCCGTGGCGAGCACCCGGACAAGACGCCGGTCCGAGTGGAGAAGTGGGACGTCGATCCGCGCTCTCCCACGTACTCCGACGGGCCTTTCGGGCGGCGTCCGTACGGAATCTACAGCCAGGTCGTCATCACCACACCTCAGGCTCAGGCGCTCGCCGATGAAGCGTTCCTCCGGGTGACGAAAATGAAGCAGGAGTGCGAGATCACCACTCGTGGACATCCCGGCCATGACGTCGGCGACATCATCACCGTGGTCGACCCGCGCTCGCGCACCAACGGGGACTATCAGGTCCGGACGGCGACCATCCCGTTGAAGAACGAGCAGGGTGCCCACACTCGCTTGCGCTGCAAGGAGGTTTAGCCTTCACCGGACTCGGTAGGCCCTCCTTACGTAGCACTGCAAGCAGGGGGTCCACCGCAACGCTAACGTAGTGTCGAGGGCATCACTAACGTAGGGAAACAGCGTGGAACGTGTAACGGACATCGCCAACCTCGCCGATCAGATGACGAGCGGCGGCCCCGTCGCCACGCTACGCATCGCCATCATCACCGCAGTGCAGGCGAGCGTGGGACGCAGAGTGCAGACCAACGCTACGGACACTGCGTGGATCCCCCGCTCCGAGGACACAACGTTAGCGGTCGGCGATCGAGTGTGGCTGCTCCAACAGGGCGCCACGTTCGTTGTGGGCGGCCGACTCTCGGGTGAGCCGGGGGCCGTACCGCTGGGTGCGGTGATGCCGTTCGCGGGAGCCACGGCACCGGACGGCTGGCTGGCGTGCGACGGGGCGGCAGTGTCCAGGACCACGTACGCCGGTCTGTTCGCGGTGATGGGCACCGGTTACGGTGTCGGCGACGGGAGCACCACGTTCAACCTCCCGGACCTGCGGGAGCGGGTGCCGGTCGGCACGGGACCTGGCCGGGCCCGTGCCGCCACCGGCGGGGCTGCCACGGTAACGCTGTCCACGGCGAATCTTCCGGCTCACGATCACAGTTCGGCCGGTAACCACGCTCACGGCCTGAGTAACATCGGTGGGGTGTTCGTGACCGCTGGCGGTGCGGTGGCGGCCCTGGCCAGCACGGCGGCCACCTGGGTCACCGATGCCGGTGGCACGCACACCCACTCCTCGGTGGGATCCGGTACGGCACATGAGAATATGATGCCCTTCCAGGTTTTGCTTTACTGCGTGCGCGCACTGTGACGAAGTTCCGGCGGCGGCTGCCGTCCATGGTCGGGCAGAACCCTCTGGAGATCGGTCTGGCCGTATGGTCTGTCGCGGCGATCATCAACGCGATAACAGGTTCGGCACCGTCCGGCGCCCTGCGAGCGCTCCCCGATATGCTGGAGACCGTCTGGGTGATCCTGATGGGGATCGCCGCCATCACCGTAGCCATCGGCCTGGTCGTCAACAGATTCGCCGTCATCGCCAGTGGAATGTATTTGTTCGCAACGATCCTCGTGGCTTACTCCATTGCTATTGTGAGTGCCAGTGGCTGGCAGCGCGGGGGCGCTATCGCCGGGTTCCTCGGCATCATCGGCATCGTCTGCTTCCTTCGTGGATGGTGGCTCAAGGAGCAGGAAGCCGCGCTGATCAAGGAGATCGAGCGCAAGGATGCCCCATGAGCCCCACCTCAGATCCTGTGATCGTCGGAATCTTGGCCCTCCTGTCATCAGGTGGGGCCAAGATTCTTTATGACGCCGGTAAGCAGTGGCGTGCCGCTCCACCTCGTGCGGTCCGCTCGCAGGCGGTCGTGGATGCGAATATCGCCACGGTCGCGCGAGCCCGGGACGAGTTGGAGGAGGATAACGTCCGGCTTCGTGCGATGCTGGTGGAGGCGAATGCCCAGCGAGCGGAGGCGGAACGGTTGCATACCGAGGAGCGCACCCGCTGGCTGTTCGACCAGGCCAGGCTGCGCAGCGACGTGGAACGGCTGGAGTCGCGGCTGCGCACGGAGCAGGCCGAGGCCGCCGCCCGTTATGATGCGCTCCTGGAGCAGGTGCACCAGTTGCGCCTGCGAGCCAACACCCAAGGGAATCCTGATGGTCACTAAGTACCCAGCCGCCCACTGGCGCCCGCTGGCTCCGACGCAGGGCCAGGGCAGGATGGCGTCCCACGACCTGATCATTCTGCACACGGCAGTGGGCTACCTCTCCAGTACTGATGTGATGTTCAAGCGGAACGGCTGGACCGGAACCGAATCCCATTTCGGCGTCGGCGGCATCTGGGGCGGCGACAGGGCGGCCGGGCTGGATGGTGTGGTCTACCAGTGGCAGGACACCGAATTCCGCGCGGACGCCAACCTGGACGCCAACCCACGGGCCCTGTCGATCGAGACCGCCGACAACGCTCCGCAGGCGGCGCGGGACATCGCGGCCTGGACACCGAAACAGGTCGACGCCATCGTGAAACTGGTGGCCTGGTGCTGCCAGACCTACGGCATTCCACCGATCCTGATCCCGGATTCGAAGCCGGGCCGACGTGGAATCGGTTACCACCGGCAGGGAATCAGCCCCTGGAAGGTTTCCGGCGGCGAAACCTGGTCCACGTCACCGGGTAAGGAATGCCCCGGCGACCGGCGGATCGAGCAGATCAAAACCCTTGTGGTGCCCCGTGTCCAGGCACTGCTGAACCCGAAACCTGTCCCAGTGGAGGACATTGTGGCAACGAAAGCCGAACTGGAAGCGCTGTTCGTCAACCTGTTCAAGAAGACCCCACTCGTGCCGAACAAGGTCCTGGATGCCGGGGCCGTGCAGGGCGCGGACTGGACCCTGGCCGGGGTGCTCGCTGCCGCCGACCAGAAACTGGACCTGACCCGGCGCGAGCAGATGGCGCAGTCCCAGGTCCAGCAGGGGCAGTCGGAAGCCCTGTCGACCCTGATCGCGTCCCTGTCCGGCAAGGCGTCCGCCGCCGACGTCCGGCGATTGGAACTGAAGGTCGACACCCTGATCGCCCTGCTGACGCCGAAACCACCGGCCACCTGAACCCCCGCTCGGGGCGCCCCGGGCGGGTCCGCATAACCCTAAGGAGAAGCATCCTCATGAGGATCTTCGGACGCGAACCAACGGTAGTCATCCAGACACTGGCAACGCTGCTGTCGTTGCTGGTCGCCTTCGGCTTCGACGGCCTGTCCGCCGAGCAGGCGGCGCTGATCATCGCCGCCATCTACGCTGGGCTGGGTGCTCTCAACGCGCTCGCGGTCCGGCCGATCGCCCCGGCGGCGTTCATCGGTGCCGTCGGTGCCGTGGCGGCGCTCGCGGCCTCGTACGGGCTGGACTTCACTCAGGAGCAGGTCGGGTCCGTTTCCGCCGCCCTCGTCTCCGTCATCGTGCTGCTGACCAGGTCGCAGGTCACCCCGACCAAAGCCTAGTCACCCACCACGCCAGAGCCCGGCCAGGTCTTCGGACCGGCCGGGCTGCTGCGTTGTCAAGTACTTGTCATCTCTGTTATGCTGTTAACAGACTAACAACGGGAGGAAAATCATGAAGTTGCTCATCGCCGCACAGCCCACCATCGACCTGGAGTCGGGGGTGACCTGGATCAAGGGATTCCTGCTGCTCCTGGTCATGTGCGCCCTGGTCTACCTGGCCCTGAAGGGCCTGCTCCGGCACGGCCAGAACGGTGACTACTCCAGTGCGATCTCCATGGTCGGCGCCAGCATGATCTGCCTGGTCCTGGTGGCCATGGCGGGCGGGGTGGCCGTCTTCACCGGCTACGGCAGCGCGGTCCTCGGGGCGATCACCAAGATCCTGTCGTGAAGCAGATCGCCGACGACCCTGGACGGCAGATCCGCAGCCCATACCTCGGGCCGGTGAACATGCGCTTCCCCTTCGACTGGACCCTGTCCGAGATGGGACTGGCGTTCATCGTGCTGCTGTTCGGCACGGGCCTGCTGGTGTTCGTCATCCCCGCCGGGCTCGCCATCGGACTGGTGGCGCATCGCACCGCCCAGGCCGTCAGCCGGGCGATCAACCGGGACCAGCCCCGGACCAACTACCGGATCTTCGTGGGGGCCGTGGCCGTCCTGTGTCTGCTGATCTCGTTCAACCCGATGACCTGGATCAGCCCCCTGCCCTTCCCGTTCGCCGTCCTGGCCGGGCTCGCACTGCCGATCTACGTGGTCCGCCGCAAGGGCAACTACCTGGACTGGAACCGGCCGTTCGGTTACTGGCTGCGCCTGCCGCGTCTGGTGGCCCGTGGGCCGCGCGAACAGGCGGAGGAGGAGATGAACACCGGCCCGCTGATGCTGGGCATGGACCTGGCCGCTGCTGACCGCTCACGGGGCCTGGAGCCCGTGCTGGTCATCACTTCGGCACCCAAGGGCGGTAAGAGCCCGGTCAAACGGGCGACGCCGGTCCGGCATCAGGCCCGGCACAAGTTGATCGAGCGCACCGAGAAGGGCTTCCGCGTCGGAGCCACCGAATACCGAGTGGAGTGGACGTTCTGATGACCAGGAAAAACACCGTGCGCCCACTGGCTCCCGCAGCGAAATCCATCGTGCGCAATTTTCTCCCGCTGAAGGACGGCACCATCTGGGTCGGCTACCGGCTCGGTCCGGCCCGCTGGGACTTCACCGGAGCGGACCCGAAGACGTCCCGGATGAGCCAGGACGCGGACGTTTTCAGCCACCTGACCGGCCGGTTCTACCATGAGCGCGTCTCCACCCGGCCGCACCCGGTGCAGGCATGGGCGCGGCAACTGGACGCCCGCACACCGCACCCGACACCCGACTTGCACACCTGTGACCTGCTGATGAGCAAGGGTGATCTACTGCGCGGCCGGTGCGGTTGCGAGACCTGGAACAGTCACCTGGTCCGCCAGCAAGTGGCCATCGCCCATTCCGGGATGGACGACAAGGTCATCTTCCGGTACTTCACCCTGAACGCCAGCGTGCCCGGCCGGTTCGACCTGCGCAGGCACCTGCTCGCTTACCTGGCCGGGGAGAAGCCGCACTCCACATTGCTTCCCGTTCTGGAGGAGGAGAAACGGGTCAATGACATCGTCAAGGGGTGGCCGGGCACGCAGCGGATGAACGAATTCGAGCAGGGCTGGCTGCGGGTGCGCTCGCTGGCGCCCGGAACGCAGCCGGGTGGCATCCAGGTCACCGGCCGGGACGGCTGGGACGAACTGGCCATCCCCGCACTGGAGAACGACACCCGCTGGGTGGAGACACCGTTCGGCCGGACCGTCACCGTCCGGACGTGGGCGGACGGAAAGCAGGCCACGACTGCCGCCCGGGTGCTGACCGTGGCCCGGCTGGGCGACCTGCACTACCCGGAGAACGGACTGCCACCGTGGCAGGTGCACGCCGAGTCGGCGGTCGACGCGAGCGGGCACCCGTTCCCGGTGGAATGGAGCATCGTCGGGCGGCTGCGCTCCGGCGGGGAAATGACCAGTGAAGTGGAACTGGACCTGCGGAAGGCGCAGTACATCGACCGCGACTACCGCAAGCACAGGGAGACGCCGCCGTCGGCCATCGCGCACGGCATCGCGGTCGCACTGCACACCCGTGACCAGGTCACCACCGGCCAGGCTACTTATGCGGCGCGGTTCCAGGGCCAGGTCAACGTGATCATCACCGGCCGGGATCGCTACAACAGCGACGGGATCATGGTCCTGTCGGCGGCCGACGTCGTGGAGGAGCGTTGCGCCTCGTTCGCCCGGATGTACTCCGCCGGTGGCCTGCGGATGGACTTCACCGGGGCGGACTGCCAGTCCTACATGCTCCAGTCCACCATCCCCGGTGAACCTTTCGACCGGGTCGGCTACCAGCGGCGGCTGTCCCTGCCGTACCTGACGTCCGGGATGCCGAACGTCACCGCGAGCGTCGGCGACGGGCGCGGCCCCTACCTCGGGCATACCCGTGGCGCCAGCCGCCGCCCGGTCATGCACGACCCTCACTACGCCACGGAAGGGCTGAAGACCGGCCGGGCGCAGAACATGCACGTGATTATCTCCACACTCGGCGGTGGTAAGTCCGTGCTCATCGGCTCCATCGCCTACGGCCTGGTCCGCCGGGGCGTCACCACGATCATCAACGACCCGTCCGGTCCACTGGCCGGGCTCTGCCGCATGCCCGAAATCGCTGCCGTGTCACAGGAAGTGAACCTGCTCAACGGTCGCAAGGGCATCCTGTCCCCGCCCGGTCTGATCGCCAACCCGCACAAGGACGATTACCCGGAACCGGGTGACTGGTCCGACGCGATCGAGCAGGCCCGCTCGGAACGACGTGACCTGGTGGTGGACATGGCCCTGCAATGCCTACCGGAAGATCTGGTGGCCGAGCACGGCCCGAACGCCGAGCAGACCCGCCGGGTCCTGCGGCAGGCCGCCCGCCGATACAGCGAGCGCTCCCGCTGGGAGATGTCCTCCAGCCTGTGGGATCTGGTGGAGAGTCTGCTCAGCCTGGACAGCGAGCACGCGGACGCGGTCGCGGGCGCTCTGGTGGATGCCAGCACCGCCCCGTTGCTGCGGCTGCTGTTCCCCCCGCGCGGGGCCACGGTAGAGCCCGGCCAGTACAGCAAGACCCTCACGGTCATCACCACGCCGGGCATCGTCCGGGCCGTGGACGGCACGCCCCGCCGTGACTGGAACCCGATGGAGATCGGCGCGGACGCCGTGCTGCGGCTGACGACGCTCTACACGAACCGGCTGATCTACAGCAAGCCACGCGAGCAGCGGGCGGCGGTGTTCTTCGACGAAGCGGAGTCCATGACGGACTTCGGTCCAGGCCGGTCCATGCTGTCCCGGCTCGGCCGTGACCACTCCAAGTGGAACCTGGCCGTTTATCTGGCCGTGAAAAGCATCAACCCGCAGATGCTTTCGGGTGAACTGAAGAACTTCATCGCTTCCGTGTTCGTGGGCCGGATGGCTTCGCGGGAACCGGCGCTGGAGGCTCTGCACATGCTCGGCCTGACTGATGAGCGGTACATCGACGTGCTGCTGAATCTGTCCACCCACGTGCCCGGCGAATGGGTCCACCGTGACGTGGACGGCAACGTCGGCGGCATGCGTGTGGACGTCGACTACCACCCGGTCCTGAAGGCCGCGCTGCTGACCGACCCGACACCCGAAGGTTCATCCGACTGGGCCCTGAACGAGGAGATGCTGTGAGTAAACCCGAGTTCGGCAGGATCAAACACCCGGTGTTCGCCCGTCACGAGAGCACGAAAAGCCGGTCGCGGCGCAGGAATTCGATACTGCGGTGGACGTTCGTCTTCTGGCTGGCGGTTCTGGTGGTGTGGCTGTGCGTGGCCAGCGCCCCGAACGCGCACGCCGCTGACGCCGGGATCGACCTGCCGGGGATCGAGGTCTGCCCGAAGGAGGCACCGTTCGCGGCCACGCCGGAGACGGGCCTGGCCGGGCTCCTGGGTGAGCGGCCGATCAGGATCACGACGGACAACTCACCCGAGCACATCTGGTCCACGGGTGGTTTCGCTGGGCTGCGCTCGCACACCTACGACCTGGGATGCGCCATCGACCCCACGTCATGGATGCGGATCACGAACGCGTCAGCCGACTCGAAGATCGTCAATGGGATCACGGCGTTCGGTGACGGCCTGGTGTCGCTCACCGATTCGGTGGACCGGCGGGCCTGGCAGGCGGGATGGATCACCTCGTTCCTGGAGGATTTCGCCCGCCGGGCCACGGGCATCATCAACACCACCATCGTCATCCCGTTCGTGGGCCTGGGCCTGATCATTGCCTGCATCATCCTGCTGTACCGGGCGCACGACGGTGACATCCATTCCGCCGCGACGAATGTCGGGTGGGTGTTCGTGGTGGCCACGGTCACCGGGTTCCTGCTGCTGTCACCGCTGTTCGCGTCCAAGGTCGGGCAGGTGGCCGGTGGCACACTGGTGGCGGCGCTGAACAACGGGGCCAACCCTTCCGACGCCGCGACCAACCAGGTCGTGAAAAACGTTCAGTACCAGGGGTGGCTGCGACGCAACTTCGGCAGCATCAACTCACCGGCCGGGGTGAAGTACGGACCGGATCTGCTGGCCAGCACCCGCGTCTCCTGGGCCGAACTGGATGCGATCACCGCACTCGCACCCAAGGACCAGGCGAAAGCACGCAAGGAACTGACCGAGAAGAAAGCCAGGCAGTTCAAGGACATCGCCGCGAAGGTGAAGGACGATGACCCGACGGCCTACCGGTACCTGACGGGGGAGGAACTCAGTTCCACGGAAACCCTGGTGGAGGTGGCTTTTGATTTCGCGGCCTGCTTCTTCCGGCTGGCCGTGGCCATCCTGATGATCACCTGCCGGATCACCCTGGTCCTGCTGGCGATCTTCTGGCTGGTGCTGACCCCGCTGATCATCCTGCCGCGCGTCGGGCGTCACTCCGGCCAGGAGATGGGGGTCGGCCTGTTCAACAACGCTGTCCAGGCGACCGGCTACGTGCTGGCCGCCGCCGTCGGATCCTGGCTGTTCGGGATCTACCTCCAGGCGTGCATGGCCCCGGGCATGAGCCTGTGGTGGTCGCTGCTGCTGCTGGTCCTCGGGTCCGGCATCGCCTGGACCGTGATCCGCCCGGACCGGAAGTTCCTGTCCATCGTCAGCCTGGGCCGGATCAACGGGTACGGCTACATCGGGAGGCTCCTGAAGGGCCTGGCCCTGTCCTACATCGGTGGCCGGGTGGCCGGTGCCGCCGTCGCGAACGCTGTGGACGACCGGGAGCAGGAAACACCGGAGCGGATGTCCGAGAACGTTCCACCGGAACCGGAAGTCATCTACGCCAACATCTTCAACCCGGAAGATCCGTTCATTGTGGACGCGGAAGCCCTGCCATCAGGGATGCCTGCCTACGAGCGCCCCACCGGCCAGCCGGACCCACCACCGGACCGGGCCGAAAGCCCGTACGAGAACTGGTGGGAACGAGGCTGGGAACCGTACGAGCCGTCCGACGACACCGAAGGAGCACGCACATGATGACCGAGAAGGAAGCCCACGAGGAAGTCCCCTGCCCTGGGCCGGGATGCACCAGCCGGACCGGAAGCGCCCGTCGGGGCTGCACCATCTGTGCCGGTGACGGCACCATCGAACGCTGGGTGTGGGCCAGCCTGATCGCCGGGGAGGTGCTGCTGTGATCGCGTGGCTGTTCGACAGCCCACAGCGGCTGAAGACGGTCGCGGCCGGTACCGGCGTGCTGATCGTGATCATGTTCATCGCGTTCACCTTCAGCCGGATGCAGCACCTGCCGACCGTCCAGGCGGGTCCGGCGCCGACAGCGGAATCCACCGCCACCGGCCTCCTGCCGCCGTCTCCCGCCCCGGAGGAGGGCTCACCCCTGCCGGAGTACGGCCCGAGCGCCCCGATCGCCCTGGAGGCCGTCCAGGCATTCCTCCAGGGTGACCACGCCAAGTTCGCCCGGCTCGGCCAGCCGGAAGCCGTGGAGTCCGTGAACGAGGCGCCACAGCCACCGCCCGGCCAGCAGATCACTGGCGACGTGGAGACTCTGCTGGACGGCCCGACCCGGCAGAAGGTGTCCGTGCCGACCACCGACGGGAACCTGGTGCTGGACATGGTCGTCGTGGACGGGGCCTGGAAAGTCATGAGCATCGAGTACGACCGGTGACCCGTCGCGAGCGACGGATCCTGATCGCCCTGGCCATCGTCTACGGATCCGTGGCAGGTTTCCTGCTCGCCGCCCTGGCCTGGACGGTGACGCGGTGAAGGATCCGAACTGGAGGTGCTGGATCTGCATGAGGCCCTTGCGCTGGTGGCAGTTTCGTTTGGATCTGTGCCGTGAATGCGCCCAGCACCGTAACGATCGCAACTGGCGGCTGCATCACTACACGTCCGGAATCGACCAGCCCGCAGACACCTGGAGAGGCTAGTGAAGAAGACCCTGCTGGTGCTTGCCCCCCTGGCCGGGCTTTTGACCGTTCCGGTGCTGATGCTGACGTTCCTGTCCGGCCCGCCGAAGATCCCGGGTGCCAGTCTGACCGGTGGGGAGACTGCGAACTGCTCCGTTCCCGCGCCGACCGGTGACCTGGGGGCGTCGGCGGTCGCGGCGCACGCCTACCGGGCCGGATTCCGAGGGCAGGACGTCAACATCGCTGTGGCGGTCGCGCGAGCGGAGTCCGGCTGGGACGCCAAGGCCACTAACCGGAACGGCAACGGCTCGGTGGATTACGGGCTGATCCAGATCAACTCGGTCCATGAGGCGATCCTGGCGACCGGCAACTGGGCCGATCCCGGAGACAATATGGCCATGGCCTTCACTGTCTGGTCGGACGCCGGGAAGTCGTGGGGTCCGTGGGTGACCTACTGGTCCGGATCCTACCGACAGTACTTGACGAATGTTGACGTCCATCCGACGTGTGTGCAGCCGGTCGTCGGCACGTGTGCGGCCCCGAAAGACCTGAGCCAGTACCAGAACGGGCTGATCCCGGCCAGTGCACTCTGCACCCTCTGGGCCGACCGTAGGCACCGTCTACGCTCGGACGCGGCCACCTCGTTCGATGCGCTCGCGCGGGCCTACCAGCAGCACTTCGGTTCCAAGCCGTGCATCACCGACTCCTACCGGTCGCTGGCCGCACAGATCGACGTGGCCCGGCGCAAGCCCGGACTGGCCGCCCGGCCCGGCACCTCCAACCACGGCTGGGGCCTGGCACTCGACCTGGGCTGCGGGTTGCAGACAGCAGGCAGTGATCAGGATGTGTGGATGCACCAGAACGCGGAGCGGTTCGGCTGGCATCACCCCGGATGGGCTGAACCATCCGGATCGAAACCTGAAAGTTGGCACTGGGAGATGGTGGGAGCACGATGAGCGCGATTGATGACGTCGCCAACGCGGCGGGCAGGAAACTACGGGCACAGGCAGCGCTTGATGCCGCGAACGATGAACTGACGGACGCGCTGATAAATCTGCATCGAGAGTGGAAGGGGACGACCCCGAAGTACCGGATCGGCTGGATCGTCCGGGACTTCCTGTCCCGCCACGGGTTCACCCCGTACATGATCCGGCGGCTGGCCATCTCTGATGGCAGCGTACGGAACATGCTGGACAAGGGAAAGCCCCCTCACGAATCGTGAGGGGGATCCTCCTACCAGTCGTACGTCGGTGCTTCCTTGTATTCCTGGCTGGTGAGGTGCCAGCCGTTGCACATGCCGCACTCGTAGTACCGGATCGGGATGGTGTGACGGATGATTCCTTTACTCTCCTTGATCCTGGTCAGCGCCTTTTTCGCCTCCGAGACGTCCCGGTACCTGACCTTCCTGGTCACACATCCCGCGCGGCGGGAACGTCTCACAGTGCCTCATAGTCCGGGTCATGGACGTGCGGCTCGTACAGGTCGGACACCCGATGTTCCGGTCGGTGCAGGCCCGCATGTTCCCGCTCCAGCCCGGCCAGGGACGGCTCGTCCGACATCTGAGCGTGAAAGATCCTCAGGTGCGCCAGCATTGACCCCGGCTCCAGGAATTTGACCGGTGTGGCGTACGGCTTCGTCTTGTCCTTGCCCCGCTTGCCGATCTCGATGCCACCGAACTTCGTGGCCACCAGCCCCTTCGCGGTCGCCTCGGCCACCCGGGGATCCTCCTGCGGAGCGGGCTGGCTGACGACTTTCACGTCTCCGGTCCGCTCGCCGGACCAGGTCTTCTTCCCCGGCGAGGAGATCGTGAAGACCTGACCGGGCTTGCGCTCGATGACGGTCCAGTGGCAACCGGTCTTGTCCTCGACCACCCACCCCTTGTGCACGTCCTTCCAGTCGGTCATTTCAGCCACCCCTTGATACCTATTCGACAGTTATGGCACTTGAACTTCAGACCCGACCATTCGCGGGTGAGCGGAGTCATCCGGCCGACTCGATGGCCGCGCAGCAGATGCCAGATCATGATTTCGCCCTCTCCAGCATCAAGCGAATCAGGGTTGCCCCGAGAGTTTCACCAGTGTCACCTTCGCAAGCCAGCCAGCAAGTACTGTCCCAACACATGGTGTAGCTGCCGCCCTTCCATCCCTCGTAAGTCGCTCCGAGCGCAGACCGTGCCGCTGCCAGCATGTCGGCCACCCTGACGTTCTTGGCTGGCTCGAACGCGACATCCTCGTAGAAGCCACGGTAGGAGTGTGGATCGCTGAAACCATCCGGGCAGATGGCGTTCTGGTCGGCGGAGGCCAACGCATTGATCAGGTCGCCGAGGCGCATGTTCCCGATCATGATGCCGCCTTCTGCTCACACTGCTTGCAGAGCGGACGTCGTGCGGCTTCGCCGTTTTCAGAATGAGAGGCGAAAGGAGCACCAGGGCCGCGCCAGCCGATGGGGTCGAACCAGGGAGGTATCCGACCGCACAATGCCGAACCGTGTTGTGACAGATTGCTTTTCAACCGCAGATGAGCCGACTTCCCCTGATTGGTGTAGACGCGGACCAGTTCATCACTCATCGGGCACCTTGTAGCCTTCCCGTTCGGCGCATTCGACGTGCCACGGCTCGCGGTTGATGAAGACGATCTCCTCGCCCCGGTCGACGAAGTCGCCGTCCGGGCCGTAGCAGTTGCCGTCGAAGAACGCCTTGAACTTCGCCGTCGTCCGGCCGGTGTACTTCCGTAGTTTTTCCATGATCATCTCTTTCGGTTGATGGGTGTAACGCTGATGACAGTGTGTGCTGGACCGTCCCTGTAGGCGATGATGTTCGGTCCGATGGCGTCCCGGTAACCATTGGCGTGCTGGCCGCACACTTCCAGGGCGAACGCGTCGCCGCCGCTAATCAGGAGCGCCCGGAAGGAGCGCTGGTCGTTGCAGGACGGCACCTCACAGCGCCGATGAGCAGGCAGCAGGGACAGGCCACGCGCCGTCCGGGACGGCCCACCTTTACTCATCGTCGCGCGCCAGCCGAAGGCCGTAGTTCTGGCCCCGTTTCGCGACCATCCACCGGCCGGACATGACGCCGCCGACGGCGATGCCCTGAGTGATGGCCGTCCCCACCAGGTCGGCCACGAACATCGGGAAGGTCCGGGTATCAAGGGGGTCATTGACCGCCGTCAGCATCACGTACTTCGCGGACCGTCCGGAGCGGACATGATCCAGTTGGAATGCGGCCGAGAACGGCACGTTGTCCCGCCATTCCGGCTCCAGGTACACCAGTCGCCAGGTGTTGTCCCTGCGGATCGGGCGTTCCATCCGGGTAAAGTGCACGCGCGGCTCCCGCTCCGGGACCGGGATACTTTCCCAGATTTGGCTGCGTTCCAGCCGTTCACCGGTCACCGTGTCCTCGTAATGGCTGAGCGGGTGGTAGTCACCGGGATAGTGCAGCAGGGAGCCGTCCGGGTGGTACGGGGCCGTCAGGACTTTCGTCTTCCGGGCCATCAGATGTAACCCTTCTCTTTCAGCGCCGCTTCCAGTCCATTCGCGATGGCCTGGAGGGCGGGGGCAGCATGACGGCCGGACAGGACGGCGCGGGACAGATAGGTGTACGCCTGGCTCGGGCCGCCACGGTCGATGGTGTACTGGTACGCCTCGTTGTAGAGGCGTTTCTGGTTCTCGTTCATCAGCGCGGCACCCCCTTGTAGATCGATTGGACCTGCCGGGTGACGAGCACCTGATGTCCGGTGTCGGCACAGTGCAGCCTCACGTCATCCAGTGTCGAGGAGGATTCGTGTCTGGTGAAAGAGCAACCACCCTCCTGGCATTCGGCAGAGGGATACGGGTCCGTGTGGGCCACCCGCATCGCCTTCATCCGCCCGGCCATCAGTTCGGTTGTGGACTGTAGAGGGTGTCGAGGATGCGCAGGTGGTGCTTCGCGGCCTCGTAGTCGGCCCTCTCCGGCGCAGGGATGCTGTCCAGGATGACGCTCAGCGCCCGACGTTCGCCGATCTTGATCAGCGCTTCATACGTCTTGATCGTCAACCGCAGCGCCTGGATGGCCGCTTCGCCGTCAGCCCGGCCCGCGTTGGGGTCGAGCACCGCACGCTTGCCGAGGCTGTGAGCCACCCCGATCATCATCCGGGCCATCTTCGGGACGTCGTCTATCTGCGTGAATGCCATGATGCCTCCTGGTGTGTTGTCGTCGAGTTGCAGTGTACTTGACAACCCCTTGTCAACGCAAGTACAGTCGGCGGTGTCACGTACGACTTAATCCCGCACTGGAGGACGAATGGCCAAGGCCAGGAAGTACACGGAACAGTTCTCTTTCGTGGGAACGTCAACGGCCTACGATCTGATGGTGGCGGTCGCCGAGCGGATCGAGATCGACAAGGCGCCGATCGTCCGGACCGCCGTCGATCAGATGTTCGGTCTGGTGGACGGTGAACTGCGCCCGGGAGACACCTTCGAGTCGGCCATCCAGCGGATCACCAACCTGCTGGATCCGGTGATCACGGCAACCGAGCCCGAGCAGATCGCCGTCTAAGGAGCCCCCTGGATCAACCCCCGATCCAGGGGGCTCCGGCGTATTGTCGAAGCCCCGCCAGACACACGAACAGCCCCTCGTCGCGCTGCTGGCCAGCGATGCGACGGGGGCTGTCGGCGTTAGGAGACTTCCGCGTGACGAAGACTATCAGCGACCCCACATCTTGTGGTCGGTCTTCCCGTGCACCACAACGCCGCGACCGTCTTCGGCAGGGCCCAGCCAGTGGAACGTCCCCCACCCCTCGCGATGAAGGGTTGGGGGACGTTTTTCGCCCTCGAACGACGTCCATGACGCAGCGCTATCGATCGACTACCCATAGTACTCACTTTGCTGTACACGCAGTCATAAAGCATCTACAGAGAGTAGGAGTGTAGGGTTGTGTATGGGTTTACGGTTTACCCACGGACAAACACCAAAACAAAGAAAA